GCCATCAGATCACGCCAATGAGATTCACTGTAACAGTGCTAACCCCAGGCCGCACCTGCGTTAATTGTGGTGCACTTTCGTACCTGTACTTTGCTGCTGTGCCTGATTCAGATGACACAGTGCCCGCAGGAGTGTTGATCTGACCGCCCATGCCACTGTGATTCACGCAGTAGTAATACAAGGTTGGAGCATCTTTAGCGACCTTGATCCGTGTGTACGCTCCAGCACTGCCAGCAGACCCAAACGTTGTCACGCCTGTTGTGTACTCAGCCCCACCACCATGAGTGCCATCGCTTGTTGCACTAAGGCGCAATGGGTGGCCAGAGTTTGACGAGTCCGCTTGGCTAAATAAATAAACAGTGCCTTCAGTCAGCGTCAGTGTTTCGTTGTCTGTTGAAGAGCCATCAATCCGATACCTATTGCCGCCACCAGAAGCTGCAACTGTCACAGCAAGTGTCACAGTCGGAACTGTTGTGGGCTCTGAGCGCAGGGCATCAGAGTTTCCGCTCCAACCACCTAATGACCCATCAGGTAACGCAAAAGTGCTGAAGGTGCCTTTTGTTTCGTCAAAGTGATCAAGAAACAACTCTGCTGACGCATCACCGATATTGGCGTAAGACAGCTGCAGCTTTACGTTGGTACGTTCGCTGCCATACAGGATTCGTGTCTCAGCACCGCTTTGCGACTTAAAGGTTTTGATTGGGTAGTCCCCAGGATCAAAGGCTCGGCTGGTTGGAACAAGTGTTGGAAAAGCCATTAGTCGCTCAAGTTTTCGTCAGGGCTAATGTCAAATTGCCCGCTTTGCATCATGTGCGCGAGCTTACTGCTTCCATCATCGTTGCAAGGGTGCTCTGATGCAACGATATCCACAGTGCCCTCCTGAGAGAACGTCAGCTGCTCAACAACATAAACGTTCTGAGATACTTCAGTATTGACCAAGGTAAAAACTGAAGAATGGAATGTTGCGTCTTGGACGATTCCGTTGCTTATGCCCATAAACCCAGATTGCACGTCTTCTGAATTAGTTTTGTAATAAGAAACGTTGTATTGACCATCGCTTAACGGCTTAACGCTCGTAACTATTCCTGTTGAGCTAACCGTTCCATTGTTTGCAGGACTATATGGGCTGGACTCCGTAGAGACTTTAATAAACGCACCAGCACGTAGATCCAGGCCGTGAACGGTTGTCGAGAAACTAATCGTATGGGTAACGAGCTGGCGCAAGGCTAGAAAATATTTGCCAACTTTTATCGCATGTTCTTTTGACGTACAAAATTGCGTAAGGTTAAATTGTTCATGCGGCACCCTTTCGATGTTTGCAGATGTTTGCAGTGCGTCATAGCTTTGCGTGCGTTTAGCTTTTACTTCTACAACTTTTTCTTCTGGAAACTTGTTCTTGGTTTCTTGCCTGTAGCGGACATTTGCCTTAAAGGGCCTACGCTCTTCTGAGCTTAAGTATTCAATCTTTAACGAGCCTTCAAGAATGTTTCCGGCTGTGAAAAACTGACTAGGTTTGATAGGGCCAAGTTCAAACTCGCCACTAGCTGGGACATGTGGAATAGCAGGCAACAAGGCAAACTTGCCATCGGTTAAAACAAAGTTGCATAAGAAGTTTGGCGCCATATCCATTACAAATTGACGCAGGTTAATGTTTTCGCCAATTACGCCGTTAAAGAACAACTTCTGCTTCTGCAAGAATTTCGAGGTTTCTTTTAACTTGTCTTTTTCAATTAAGGTTGGGTTAGCCGCTGTCATGCCGGTTAAGCCTCCCGCTCCACCCATCTGATCGGTAAACAAATAGAACACAAGGTCCGTCAGCAGATTGCTTGGACCTGTCGATTGGCCGTTTGGCTCATAAGTATTTAGATCTTCATGCAGTCTTTCTACGTGGAGCCCTCTGCCGACCCAAGTTCGTAATTGGTCTAGCTGCGTAAAATTGCGACTGGCCTTTAACGAAAGACCGGCCATCGTCAAATCGTTGTACGAAGGGCTTGGATCGTTAGGCAATATTTCATTCACATAAACAACTTCATGCTCCGGCTCGCTTTCGTTTGACTTTTGAACAAGGCTTCTGTAATGACTAACGTCTGCATATTGGCTTTGGCCTTCAAAAATAACATCTGCCTTTACAGTGTTCTGCCCAACAATCTCATTTCGTTGAGCTATTTGAAATCTAAGGCCAGACTCTCCATAAACAGTCTTGAAAGGATTGTCGTTTGTAATAGTTAAACGAACACTAAATTTATCGTTAACTTCCCAGTTTGAAGTTGTACTATTTCCCTCAATTATCTCAATGCTTGGATCGGTCCAGGCTTTCGTTTCGCCTGACCAGTGGTTGTCTGGAAGCTGTTTGACTGTTGACCTATAGCGGATACGAATGCTCTTACTGCCTTCAGTATAGGTTTGCGAAACCGTGTCAACCGTTCCAACTGGCAAATTACTTGCAAAGTGATTATCAATGGCAAACAACTGATAGTAAAAACCGTTTGTTCTTCCTGGTATTGCCTCAACTGTCCTTATAGATGTCACACGATAAATTTGCCCAGACCAGCGAAGAGTATGACCAGTGTCTGGATTGTTTTTAAACGGATTACTGCCTTGATAGGCGCTGGTGTCACCTCCTGCGACATTGGTTCCAGTTATACCGCGCTTTATTCTTAACTCGCTGCCAACAGAATAATTGCCTGAACTGGCTAGCACTTCGATGGTTGTGGGCGTCCAAACAGTATCTTGTCCGTTGTGTACTCTTGCAAAATGTCCATCAGACAACCGTCTTTTTACTAATGTCCAACGCACTATGGCAAAATTTAAATCGTTATTCTCATCTAAAAACTCTTTTGTGACGACTGTAGTGGTTTGATTTACCCCAACAGAACTGTTGTCAGGGTTGCCAGCAATTTCATACGTCATCGCTCCAATTCGTCCCGCTGTCGCGTTACCTTCGTTCGAAAAAGTTCTTACAACTTCAATTGTATTAATTTGGTTGTCGGTGCCACTTCTGTCAGCAGGGAGCACACTTTCCCTTTCGACCACCGACGGAGTCCCTAAACCTGCAGCGGTAAAATTAAAGTTAGGTTTTCTCATAAACTCTTTATTCACTCTTATTGCTGACTTTTGTACTACCGACCCAGCAGCAATAACGTTAAATACACCATCAATGTTTGCTACGCTCGCTGGCCTGTTGACTAAAGTTGTTTCAGAATCGTTATTAGGAACAGTCGCTGCAAGTTTTATAAACTCAGCAGTTTCTGGAAGTGCGCGTAATTCAGAGCCAGGCAAAGGTACCATTTTAAATTCCAACTCCTCTGGCCCTAAACCTTTTGGACTTTCAATTCTATTAAAGTTGTCCTGAGCGACAGGTATTTGAACTACAACGACAAATTGCAGCGGGAAAGCTTTAAAATTACGCGGATTGCCGCTTGCATTAAGCCCTGCCTTCCTGATAAAAATTCTAAAACAAGAAGACCTTGCAACTGTTGCTGTAATCGTTCCAGTAGCAACCGTTATATTATCCTGGTCGTATTCATTGATTTCATCTGACGATGGCAACCCAGGGAAAGAACATAGCCCTTGTAAGTTTTGATATACCGTACTTTTAATTCCTAGCTCTGTTACAACTGCCGGGCGATTATTTCGCACAGTTGCCGTCGCGATTTGAGTCAAAGGGAAAAACCCCGCTCCAATACCATCAAGATCGTCCAGATAAATCTCTGGGCTAACAACTCTGTTTAGGCTTACAATGCCTATCTTTTTTTCAGGTGACTCACCAGTGTCAATGCACCTAAGCCGAATTTGCTGATCAGGTTTTTCTTCGAGTTCTGGGTTAAACTCAGTTTGCGACCTTGAGATAACTTTCCACAAAGTATTGCCGATTGCAAATATCTCGCCCATTTGCATTGCTGCATCAGCAGAAATTTGATCTGACAAAACTGTTGAATTAATGTCATCTACCTTTTCGCCAAGCTGATCTTTTCTTGATGCATAGGCGTCTACAGGTATCTCAGTGTTAGAGATACGAAAAATTATTGTGTCGTTTACCTCAACATCAATGACTTTAGACAATTCACTACCACTGGTTGTTGTATCAACTCCGCCACGGGTATGACGCACAACTCCCATCCGTGGGCTGTACTGACGGCCTTCGCCTACATGCTTTTGCTTTCGTACGATTTTTGAATAGTCAGCACTTTCACTTGGGAGCGTTCCAGGGTTTACGCCGAGCGAAGAATCTCCGTCTCTGCCTAGATTTAAATCGCCAATAACCTTTATACGTTTAATTATATTGACTCTTTGTTCTTTGTCGTTTATGTCATCTCTGGGAACAGTGATAACTCGATAATTCAACCTGTAACCTGTTCCGTTAACAATCGCTCCATACACGCCAAACTGCGCGTTGTTAACCGGTGAAAACGCATGGCAAAAAGCCTTTGGGTCGTTTTTCTCTGCATCGCTAGGACAAACAAAAACTTCGTCGTTTGGACCAAAGCTTAAGTTGCCGACATCTTTGTCACCTTTTAAAAAATGCGTCTTACGGACAAAGCCACCTTCTTCTGGGGTGTAACCTCGCTTCCAGTAGAAAGCGAACAGATCGTCATAGATAACGTCTAAGGCGTTGTTGCCCAGGAAGATGCCTTCCAATGACGGTGGGGCAATGCCATCTTCGGCACTTTCAGTCCTAATGCCTTGCTCACCCACAACAAACAAAAGTTTGG